ATGTGAGTCCCACTCTCATAGTCAGCAGAGACGATGGCCGTTGGCCGGAAGAGGTTCTCAGTGAAGTTAAGACCGTATGTTCGTTCATTGGCTGTGATGTTAATCTCTGATGCAGTCTTCCTTAAGACCAGAGCCTTCTCACAAAGTCTGATAACAAATTTACGGACAAACTCTTCAACCACTTCTCTGGGGCATCCGGGTGCTTCCATTTGAATGTATGGTAGGAAGTCTTCAAAGTTAGTGTATGTTGCCATTGTTATTCATCCTTTGTTGGTGTGACTTGCAGTCCACCTTTCAGTTCAACCTGTAGTAGGTTCATGAACTCAGTAAGGTGACTGGTGCCCTTTTGAAAGTTAACCTCTTCGTCATCAACCGTGTAGGCACGGTATAGCATCCAAGCAATCAGAGGGTTGGCAAAGACATCAGACACTCCAATGGCATCACCAGTTGCTGTAATGACAGTGGGCATCTCAGAGTACAACATCTCCACATACACGGCTGTCACGGCATGGACAGGTGGGGTCACAAAGAAAGTTCGTGGTGACTCATCGTCCAGCATAAAGTGATTGATATATGTTTTAGCTGTGGCTTGGTGCCATAGCTGGTTGGTCAAGTTCAGAAGTTCAGTGTTGATTGGTGTAATGATTCTACCGGCAGTCAGTCCATCTGTACCCATATTTCTTGGTATGCTTATTAGCCTTACAGCAGCAGTCGGGATGTCCTGTTGAGTCCCGGCAACAAGTTGGACAGGTGCTCTGGTTACATTCGAATCTGGCCGAACAAGGACCAAGGACCTCAAGGCTGAGTTGAGGTACTTGATCCACGTAGCAGTTTTAATTCGGGCATAATCAGCATCGTCTTGCAACTCGTCATTGTACTGTGCAACGGCCTCAGTGATAAGATCGTTTGCAGTCAGAGCCATGCTTATTCTTCCTCTCCAATCTCTCCAACGTTTCGGATGTCGAGAATGTTGTATTGGTATCGGGGAACCTTCTTGATCATATATCGAATGTCACCCTTGTGGTTGATGTCCATTACCATCTTATCCATGACGGCATTTCGTAGACAACCTTCAACATACTCATGAGGAATCCAGCATTCCATTTCCTTTGGTATGTAGAGGGCTTTGCCATTGAGGCCAAGCTGTACGTAAGGCAGATCGTTTTCTTCCATAGAATAGAAGATGATCTGGCAGGCTTTCTTTTCTATCTTCTCAATGGATGTTACATCCCCTGCTTCATTGATCTCAACAGGAATATCAATGCTGCCCTTGCTTCGGATATCCCCAGCACGAAGTGCATCGGATATCTCTTTACGATTTAGGCTGTCATTCTTGTTGATAAATTTAGATGTGTCCATTCCCCGTGCTTTTGCAAGGTCGATCAGGTCTGCATTTTTCATATTGTTGTAGTTCATAATATTACTCCCCTCTATGGATTTTCCTATGACAATTAGCACATAGGACTTTAATGTTAGTGGTTTCAAACGATAGCTCCGGGTGAGTCTCAATAGGTTCTCTGTGGTGAAGGTCTAAACAAATTATGTCATCTTCAGCACAGCAAGAACATTGATACCCTACGGCTTCAAGACATTCCTCACGGAAGTCTAAGTATCGTCTGGTTTGTCTCCGTTGATGCTTTCTATAATCATCTGAAGTCTGTCTATCTAAACCAACACACTTCAAAGAACAATAGATTTTGGAACTACGTTTTACCTGACTGGGCTTACGATTAAACTCGTTGCCACAGTACGAACATTCATATGTAGCCATAGGTTTCCTTTTTGTATGGGGCTGTGGGAAGTGGGGGAGTTACTCCCACACAACCCACATACCCTTAATCGTACTGGCACCACGAATGGTGACAGCAGATTATAGGTTAGCTGTTACGATCTGGTCTTATAGATCGGTACAAGCAACCTCAAGCCGTGCCATGAAGAAATCATTCAGGATGATTGTAGCACTATAGGCTTTCCAACTTACGTGACCACGTTGGGCCAACGGATCTGAATCCGAAGGAGTCGGGTTAACGACCATCGGTGTCAGACTATTCTTTCCTTTGAATGCCACGATACCAAAGGCATCACGGGCAAAGTACAGAATCGGGTAAACGTCTGCAATCGAAGAAGTCTCGATAACAGAAGATCCACCTGAATTTCCACCACCGGCAAAGGACTCAATGATAGTAGAGAAGATGTAACGGCAGTCTTCAATTTTTCCTATCTCACCTTCCCACGGTGTCATGCTTCCATATTTCTCAGCAGGCACGAAAGAACTGATCGAACGAAGATCATTCTCCATGTCCGGGTGACAAATACCTACGAAAGACGGAGCAATTGCTTCTGTCCCGTAAGAGGCAGAGCTTTTGACGGTCTTTGTAATAGGCTTGGCAAGCTGACGTTTCAGGAACCGGGTTACGGCACGTTGGTCGGCAAGGGCAATTACAGTGTTGACATCGGTACGTGCTGTACCATTTGCATAGAAGACATTAGATCCAGCCTTCACAACATTGTAACGGGTCTTCTCGATGATTACTGCAGCTTGCTCACCAAGAATGTCCACGGCTTCTTGCATAATGGGATCTTCATGAGTGTCCATGATGATGTCAGTAATGACAACACGATCACCATACTGTACCAGTGTGGCTTCATAGTCTGAACTTTCCAGCAAAGTTGCATCCGGTGTTACACCTTCCGTAAGAACTTTGTTAGTCGGAGTGAAGTTGCTTCCATCAAAATATTCTTGAGGATTGAAATCTGAAAACGAACTCCAAGTAGAGTCAAGGTAGTACCGACGAAACTTGACGGTCTTAGTGTTGTTTGCAGGCAGGGGTTTGCTCTGTCCGAATCTCTCCAGTACCATGTACGGAAGACCTCTTTTCAGAAGGTCACGAACGACGAATGCAGCAGTACGTGGGGAAATGTCACCATATGTAGTTGTGGTCATGATAATAATCCTTTCAGATATTCAAGAGCACCCCGGTGTAGATTACTCGTCTTTGAATGCTTCGTCGGCAGCTTCGTCAAAGTTGTTCTTATCAGGTTCACCAGCCGGTGGGCCAGCAGAATCTGAGTCAACTTCCAACATGCTTTTCAACTTGTCATCCTTTTCTGAGTCGTTGTGCTCTGAGTTGTTTGAGGTTGTGTACCCTGAGGTACGTTTAAATTCATCAATTAACGTCTTGGCCTCTTCGACAGTGCCACCTTGATAAACACGTGTCAGTTCCCGTGCAATGTATGCAGGCTGCTTGTCGATCCACTCTGTGATTTTACCAGAGTTGATTAGACTAACAACGTCAGAATGATATTCCTGCAGGTCTGACATATACTTATTTTGGTTTACCTGTTCTTCAGATAAAGCATTGGCCTTTTCAACTTCAGGTAGGATCTCAGCTTTCACTTCGTCCATAGTAACCCCACCAGTTTGTCCTGTGATGCCTTTGGCAATCAGGGCTTTAATGGGGGCTTCGAACTCAGGATAGTCATCAAAGAACTTCTTGATATCTGCTGCTTTGTCACCGGCTGCTGGCTTGTCAACGGCATCCGTGCCACTCTCCAAGGCCTTGAGTCTTTCTTCAAACTCTTTATTCTTGGCTTCGGCTTCGTCTGCTCGTTTGTTGGCTGCTTTTATCCGGCCATCCCAACTTGAGGTCTTGTTCTGCTCAGCATGTAGCTGGGCTTGGAGCTCTGAGATTTGGATGTCCTTTGCATCTGCTGCCTGTCCATCGGTAGCTGATTCTTTCTTCAGGCCGGTAAACAGATCTGGGTTGACTCCAGAGTCGGTGTTGTCCAATTGGACATCATCAGCATCCTTGGCAACAGCATCATCAGCATCGGCTTCGGGTTTTACATCCGTAGCATCTTTCTTCAGGCTGTCACCTTTGGGGGCATCTTTTGCAAGATGCTCTTCATCACCATGGAGTGCTTTATGTAACTCTGGGTCCTTACCTTCGATTTCATCAAAGGCATCACTAAACTCGTCTTGCTCCTTCTTTTGTTTTTCGGCTAACTTATCATCTAATGTCTGTGGCATTGTTTCTCCTTTGGGGTCACCATAGCCATGGCAATATCCCGTTAGACGTTAATGTTTGGATGTCCAAGCTGATGAGGCTTGGGTCCATCTCCCCTCTTGCCTTAGTTATATATCGGTATAACCACCGTCATAGATCTGGGGCTTCTTCTCTTTCTTGGGCTGTGCATTCATACCCTTCAAGAGATCGTCAATAATTCTGACTGCTCCTTGATTTCTGAATAGTTGATTTACATCGGCTTCATAGTCATTGGCTAATCGGATGTCTTCTTGTAGTTCTTTAAGAAGGTCCTTGAAGTCAAGGTACAAAGATTCAGACCGGTGGGTCTGTAACTTTGCAAGAGCCTCAGTAGTACGTCTAAATTCTTCTTTCATTATGGTTGGATAATCTCCGGTACCTTGCCTTCACGTAAGGCATCTTGGTCCATGTTCTGTAAAGCCGGGTTACCTTGAGGATCAACAATCACCCCACCGGCTGCTCCGGGTACGTGTCCACCGGACTGTGCTTTGATTAAATCAGTCTGCTGTTGAAAGTCTTTCTCTTTCTGTGCAGCAATAGACTGCTGTTCTCTGATGCTTGCAATCTCGTCCTCTGATCTAAGCAGGCCGACATCTCCAAGGTCAAGGATCTTCAGGTATTCATCATACAGAACTCGACGGTCCAGAACGATCTGTGCTTCTGGATCGTTGGCAACAATAGCCATGAACTGGTTAAGGGATTCAAGACGAACCTCTTTGGCAACCAGACTGGCAGATCCTCTTGCCACGATACTGAAGTCACCCTTTATGTCTTCCTTCTTATTAAACTCCATGTTCCAGAAGTACATGGACTTGATAAACGGTTTGGTAATACCATCATCAAAGTTCTTCAGTTGATCCTTCAGTGTGATGTTGGCAGAGCCCATAAGCATTGACAGGCCGGTAGCTGTTCTACCTGCAGCACCCATCTGGCCTTGGCCTTGCTCACCATGCATAGCAGCCGGGATGTTTGTTGTCTCGTCTGCTGATGCCCTGAAGAAGTCAACCATCTTCATGAACTGTTGTGTGTAGCTTGGCAACTTGGTTACGGTGATTGCCTTGTTAGAACCGTCTGTACCAATACCGGTACGTTGGAATGATCTGAATGGGTAGATGTCATTTGGATCTTCACCATCTGCCAGCAGGTCAATATTGGCTTCGATGATAGGGCCAGCACTGATGGCAGCATTGTCGAGCATAGCCCGAACAGATGCATTCAGCATTGCTTGTGGATCTCTCATGATTGTTGGTATGCCGTCTCCAAAGATGTGAGTCTCGTCTTTGTCAAAGTAATAAAAGAAGAAGGGAAACTTACTTCCCTCGATTGGGCTCACTACCAACTTAATGATCATCGGTCCAAGCATCCATGCATTGACCATAACCTCTGGGTCTTTAAAGCCGTCTTCACTTGTCAGGTCAATACCAAGTTCTTGCTCAACTTCACCTGTCTCCATCATGCCCCAGTACTCTACAACTTCGTACTTCTTGTTCTTAGGCATTTGGGACTCAGGATATTTTGCATTGGTGTTTGAAGACATCTCCCTCATAACATCTTCGTACTGTTTCCACTCAGCATCTCCGTCCGGCTTCGTTTCCATGTAGGCAAGGATTGCCTTACGGTTGAAGTCAGATCTCTTGGAGAGTTTGATGAGTTTGTGCTTGCCCATCAGGTGACGGTGGAATACATAGGCCATGTCTTCAGGCTCTTTAGCACTCATGTCAGGGTAGATGTCCCAGACAGGTACGAACTGAGCCTTGGGCATAATTGATTTCTTTGTGACCAACTTCCATTCCAGCCCAACCTTCACCCATTGCTTCCGGGTCTTTTCCTTTACGATGGGTCCCTTCAGGACACCAGTACCATAAAGGTTACCACTATGGACAACCTTACGAATGACATCCCGGTACTTAAACTCAACCAGTTGGTCGTGGATTTCCTTCTCCATGTTGGTTGCACGTTCACGGGCTGCTGTCATTGCAATACGTTTCAGGTCATCTGGGTCCGGTATCTTCTTGAGCTCTTGAAAGTAGGCAGCAGCCAACTGTTCAAGATCCTGAGGGTTAATCTCTGGGACCGGGGTGGTTTCGATGGACCAGTTCTTTTCCTTATTGGCAGGGAACTGGAGGTCCATGACCCGTGAGTCCACGGCTCTAACCTTTGATCGGGACAACCGGATAAAAGCCTTAGACCGTTTGGGATGCATCTTAGCCAAGATCTCAGGGTCATATATACCCCTGTATTGTCGAAGGTCCCTGAGCATCCTCTGCTCTGTCGATCTCCGATCACCCTCAGCTATGGTCCACTTATTATTAAGTGCCGTTGCAAGGGGTGTGATGAACTCAGAATACATCTGTGCCGGTGCAGAGTCTTTCTGTAGGGAACCAGCAAGATGATCGGACTCGTCTCCCCGTATTTCTGCTTCTTCAAAAGCATGATCAAAGACTTCCTGATCGGCATCTTTGACTGCTTGTTCAGTGTCATTTAAAGCCATGAGTTCTCCAGTTAGTAGCCAGCCGTTCCATCTGCTGGACCTTGTGATGATGTTACACGTTTAGCCTTCTTGAAGATACTGTTGCCATGGCAGGCAAGAGCAGCATACTGAAGACCATCGTGAACGTGAGAGTACTGATTCTTTTCCGGTTTCTCTTTGAACTGGGTACCACGTACTGTGGTGGCTACAAGATCATATTTGTACTCACCAATAAAACCCTTACGGAGTACCGGGCATTTTTCAGGGCAGATCTTAAACTTGTCTGTCCGTCTGAGAAAGTAGTTGACAGCCTCACGTCTTGCAAGAGGCTCATTGGTGGATGCTGTCCGTACCGGTATCCGTCCCTTTCTAAAGATGTCCATTGCAGACTTCTTATCATTCTGGGATCGGGCTGTACCAGCCGGGTCAATGAAGATCTCATACTTGAACCCACGATAGTTATTAAATAGTCTGGGCCTCAGGTAGTCATCGATGAACTCTTCAATAGAGCAGTCCTCAGTGGAGATCTCGTCAAACACAATAAGCTGGCCGGTTGGGGTCATCTGACAGAAGGCAGCAGCCGGGTCAAGGCCAAGGTCGATTCCAACAAGTATGGGCACTCCCTTCATGGGCCAGTCGGCTGACAGTTTGTCATCCGTATGAATACGATCATTATAATGCTTGTAGACTGGTTTGCCTTTTCGTAGATCCCCGTAGTTGTTCATGACAAAGACAGACACCCAGTCAGCATCAGCACCTTGGATCTGATCAATGTAATAATCTGCATCAAGATGGGTTCTGTTATCAGCATCAGGATTTACTTCGTACCAGTTGCCCTCAACGTCTTCAACAATACCCCTGCTCTTCTCACACATGAGCATAGCCGGTGGCTGTACATGGAATCGATGATTCTTTGGCTTCTCTTCCTCAGCAATCTTATAGAGCCAGTGCTCAGTGTCAATAGCATTGTAGTCACAGATGATCTGTGGCTTGTGAGCTCCACCGTCATCCTTTGCAGGGTAACGATTGATACGGGACTTGAGCATCTGATGAATCCCTCTGGGGATTTCAGCAGCCTCATTCATCCAGCATGATGTGAGCTCCAGAGACTGGAGTTTATTTACTTCTTCCTCACGGTCAAGGGCAATAAAGATATATTCAATATCCACAATGCTCTTGCCATCCGGGTGTGGGAACTTCATGTTAGCCCGGATCGGGACATCATAAACTACGTTCAAAAGTTTCTTACCAGTCTTCTCATTGAACCACTGGATCATAGACTTGATCACTGTGGACTTCAGTGTTGGGTATGATGCACGTACAATGGCATACCGTGATCTACGGACACCATCAGGTTGGACTGGCTGCTCAAGGGCATTCAAAAAGATATGCCACATGCAGCCGATTGACTTTCCTGAACCCACACTTCCCCTGACAAACTGGTATTTAGCCGGGTCACTGTGCATTCCAGCTAAGGTATTATTTGCCTTGTAGGTTAGTTGCATCTTATGCCTCTCTTACGATCTGCACCCTGTAAAAGAAAGCTGAATGGGTGCCAGCTTCAGAATTATTAGTTATGAACTCAAAAACCAAAGAATGAGCAACACCCAGCCATGCTGAAGTAGACGGCAGGGTAAGAAGTACAGACACCACATCAGAAGACACGGTAGCTGCTGTGGCAACAAGCTCACTGGTTGTCTCTGTTTCATCACTTAACTTATCATTGGGGCCAACCCGGCCAAGATAAGACTTCACCACTATAGAAGCTATACTAATACCGGTTGGTAGGCCGTCACTAAAGTCGAACAGAAACGGACCCCAGTCAGTGGCATTGTGGCCTATTTCAATCCGGCCAGATTCAAATTCCATTGCACTCATATTATTTCACCTTAACCTTGTCTTTAGTATCCTCAAAGTCAGGTGGTAAGTCCCCACTGCCTTTGAGTGTTACAATAGCAAACCGTCTAATCTCATTCTGTATCTTTACCTCATTGGCTGCATCCACTTCAAATTGCACTTGTTCATCTAATTCTTCTTGAGTAAACTCTGGGTCAGGGATGTTTCCAGCATCTACCCAATCAAGAAACAACTTATATTTTCTATGGCCTTGAGGTATGTATGTAAGGGTTTCATTATCATATATTCCATCGGAGGTTAATCTGTATTTTTCCATGTATATATCCTTTATATTTCAGAATCAAGTTCAAAGTCAGTGGCAGCTGCCATATAAGGTGTATAGGCTCTTGCTGTTGTAGCTCCAACAACTGTGTCACGGTATCTGATGCTATGACTTGTTACAGTAATAGCACTGATAGATGCTAATGCTATTGGACCACTTGGACCGTAGTGTCCAGCAATTCCAGTAATAGCTGGAGCAAACCTCATGGTTACAGGAGTCGGAATCATACCCCTTAAAGAAGTGGTAGATGTGGAATATCCAGATCCTACTGGCATATTAGATCCTGTCGATACAACTCTTATATAAAACCGGTAGCATAAACGTAAAACATTTTCTATTAGTTGATGATCATAGTCTGTAAGAGCAGATCCGACTTCGAGTTGTACCCCCGTGATCCAAAGATTGTTGGCTGTATTGTCTAAGAAATTCGTCTGGTTTGAAGTAGCATCATCACCAGAGTCAGCAACCCAAGACCCAGCAGTTGCATCATCTTTGCCTGTTCCGGCTGTAAGCACAAATCTGATATGAAATCCAGCACCGTTGTCATTATTAATGACACCAGAAGTATCACCGGGTATAGTAATACTCTTTCTCTCCCAGCTTCCATTACCAGTTATTGAAACTTCAGTCACGTACTGTCTTGATCCGTCTGGTTGGGTGACAGTCACACACATCGTGCCTGCTTTGTTTCCCTTTGTATAAAATGAGAATATCATGTCCTCAGCATCTGCTGACCCATATTTTATATGCTGAAAATTTTGTGCCTCAAGACGAGTAAGAATCTGCATGTCACTATTAACATCGGTGTAGTCTTCAGCAGTAGTGCAGTCAATCTTCATTGCATAGTCAAATGGCATTCCAACTGCTGATAAGCCAGAATCCTGTGACATAGTGAACTCACCAACAGGGGCACCTACTTCAGAGAAATACCATCTGTCAATAGTGTGATAACCAGAATTACCACTGCCAATGGCAGCTACAGAGGTAGATCTCTGAGCAACCTGCATGGCTCCATTAATTATAAGGTTCTTCCCTTTTGCTTCAAAGGCACCATGGGTATGAAGTGCATCGGCATCTGACCCATCGGTCAGGGTTTCGAGTTCAGCACCCGTTGCCGACTGATCACTATGAGAGGCTGCTGTATGGGACTCAGCATGAGCAAGGCCTGTATTGGTTGCAACGTCAGCATGATCTGATCCGTCACCAGTACGGTGAGTGTTGTTTAGAACAACGTCACTATGATCCTTACCGTCAGAAGCCCTATGAGTGTTGTTCAGCACAACATCAGAGTGGTCTTTACCATCACTGCTTCTATGGGTATTATTCTCAGAGATCCCATCATGGTCATGAAGGGTTGTGTCTCCACCGTCAGTCAGGTCATCGTGGTTAACAGTAGACAGGATGGTCATGTCTGCATCGGCTGGAGTAATGGTCCGGGTGGATGGTGAAGTCAAACCACTAAGATCCATGTCAACGATCTTGGTATCATCGGCCACGTTGTAGACCTTGAACTGATTGTCAGCAAACTCAGTACCGGCTACAAGTGATGTACCAGAGGCTGAGCCGGGGGTACGTCCACGAAGGTCCGTGGTATTATGTACAGTAATGGTACTGGCTGTTTGCCTAAAGGTAATCCGGCAGACAAGAAATCCAGTGGCACTCTCTTCTTTAAATTGTCGGGGGATGTCATAAACATCAAATCCATCAACATCGTTGATAGCATTGGAAAGGCCGTTGTAAGATCCAGTCGGCATGTTCATCATGACCGGGGCATACTCCCCAGACTTATTAGCCACCATCCAGAATACCACATTGTAGTATTTGTTTGTCAGTGAGCCGTTAAGTGCATCAACTTCTTCATCACGGATATCGTTAGTAGCTTTATATGCCTGTCCAAAGGCATTAGCAATATGCATCTCATCAGTCTGAGAATTAAATGCCGGGACCGTATGCCTGTGCATCTGGAAGCAAACACCGGCTGTAGTTACAAAGTAGGCACTGTCCGGGGTGTCAGCCGTAACGATTGTAATGTAGTCATCGGTTGCACCGTTGCCAGTCACACCAGAGTGAAAGTGAGCACCGTCTTGAGTTAGACGATGGTTCTCACCAAGGGCTGCAAGGTGGCCCATACCATTAGGCTCATTCCCATCATTCCAGTTCTGGTTGATGTAAGCACCAGTAGCTGCAACGTGGGCTGCAGAGGGAACAAGGAAGTAACCGATCTTTATATGCTCAGTTGCAGGCCAGTCTGACCCAATGACGATTGATACAGGATCGGCCTTTAGTATGTAGGCAAAGTTTTCAGTTGGTGCAATGTCTGATCCGTGGTTTAATGTAACCGATTGGATGGGGATTGCTATGATATCGTCAGACCAAACTCCAACACCGGGGATACTACCGGTGCACTCAAAGTCCAGAGAAACAACCCCACCGGCTTCTGAGACAGTGGCATCAATCTCATTGGCAATTGTTCCAGCCCAGAAGGTCATAAGACCTGTGGTCCGTTTTTCCTTCCAAGCACCAGTTCCAGAGACGTTGCCGTCTGGGATGACTATGATTCCAAAGAAATCTTCAGCATCGGTAAGAGTTGAATCGTATGTGTAGATACGGGTGTACAGGTCTTTCATGTATACGAATGCCATGTCACCTGTACTGAGGGCAGTATAAGTTAGGGGTTCGTGCACCTTATCAAGGGATTCATCGGTGCCTGTTATTCCTGTAGCTGGGTACCATGTTGCTCCCATGAGTTATATCTCCTTAAGAGTAGTGCTCAATCATATGGCAGTTAGCACATAGTATCTCACACTTATCTATTTCGTGTTTTACCCTTTCAATGTTTCTGTCGTTCAGGGCATACTGACCGTTAACAAGTGGAGATATGGTGAACTCCTTCTTATTAGGATCTACGTGATGAAATTGCATAGCAGCAAAAGTACTAAACCCACACCGATTACATTTTAAATCATAGTTAGTGTGTAGCCACTCCAGCCATGCTTGTTTCCAAGCAACTCGTTTCTTGCTACGACATTCAACACAGTTACGTGAACTCTTATATTTGACCACGTCCCTGCCACATGCCGTGCACCAACCTATGTAGGTTTTTGGTAGTGGTCTTGGCATTAGGCAAACCAACAATGGAGTACAGCTTCGTCATCAATTAAGTTATCGGCATCTTGATCGACTGTCCGTCTGATCCAGATACGGGCCCGTGCTGCAGCAGCAATGTCTGCAATGGATGTTCTGCTTCCTACCAACGGTAGGGACCAGCTTGCCCCGATGGGCTCAGTGTCTTCATCGACAATGGACTGGCTGGGTGCTGCCTCATACCAAATAGCAATGACCGACTCAGCATTAACTGTGTCAGTGCAGTAGAACTCCACCAGCTTGGCTGTGGCATCACCGTTGTTGAGAATGTCAATGGCCCGGTAGGTTATATAGTTGGACCCGGTGATATCCGGTGGGCTGACAGTATAGAATAAATTATGCAGTGGGGTTGTACTTATGATCTCAGAACTACCATCACCACCAAGTGAAGCATTCGGATCAGAGTTTGCTGCTCCCCCGGTTAATGTGAATACACAATTTGAAGCCATGTGGATATCTCCTATTCGTAGGGACTCTTAGTCCCAGATTCGTTTGGTTGAATTTTCTTGGTTGTGTGAACCTCTTCATCGATTTCAAAAGTCTGAGCAAGAACCGGATCAACATCGAAGGTACTGACCAGAGGGAACTCAATGCCATACTGTGAGGCAAGGTTCTCAAGAAGTGTGTAGGTGGACTGCAGCTTATCAAAGGTGAATTGAGATGTAAGTGCTTCCAGCTTGAATGATGAAGTGAGTGGATTGATATGAAAGAGGGCAAGGAACTTAATGACGTTTTCAAAGATGTTCCAAGCAGTTGCCTGCTGCAATAGATTCTGAATATGCCAAGCTGTTTCATCAGACGTTGCATTCTGGATGTGAAAGGCAATCTCGTCTTCAGTCAAATTCTGTATGTGCCATGCAACTTCGTCGGCAGTGGCATTTTGGATGTACCATGCAGTCTCATCCTCTGTGAGGTTCTGGATATGCCATGAGATTTCATCTTCCAGCAGGTTTTGAATATGCCATGCAGTCTCTTCGAACCATGTATTCTGAATATGCCATGAGGACTCTTCCTCAAACAGGGTAGCTAAGGCCATCCAGATGTCACCGTCCGGGTGATTGGCATTCTTCCATACATCCCCATTCCAACTCACATCCGGTGCCGGATTATGCCATGTATCAGCCATGGGTTATTCTCCTGTATTATTCAGTGTTAGTCACCCTTCTTGAGTTTCATGAAGTCAGCAATCTTACGATAACCGAAGGCAGATCCAACAGCAATACCCAGCATCCATTGATACCAGTCGGGGCATTCCTTTAGGGCAGCAAAGCCGTCCTTTACATAAGGTGCCATGTTGGGAATGAAGACAAGGATAGCAGGTATAGAAAGGATGATGGTGAACCATTCATCTTTCCAACCGGAGTTGGTTACAGAGAGGTTCTCCCATTTGATGTCAGCCGTTTGGCCGTTTGCAATGTGGGTGATCTTAGCCTGAGTGACAGCTTCGTTGATAAGAATGTCTGAGGCTGTCTTGGCATGTTTTCTTTTTTGGTGATTCTCCCAAGCTGTACTGAGTGGCTTGAAGATCATTCCTATAATTCCAAGGATAGGTAGTGGCATTTTATCTCTCCCTTATAAAAGTGACCGGGCAGGCAGGGGGTACCGTACCCGGTCTATCCCATCGATGGGTGGGGGTTATTATGATGCAGTAGCAATGGCCGTGAACTCAGTAAACATGAGATCACAGTATTCCATCAGTGCTTCTCGTTTGAGTACGTCATTCTGGGGCTGGACCATCTCTTTGAGATCGAGCAGCAGGCCAGAGGTAACGGTGTAGTTGAACATCGTACCATCACCGGCCAGAGCAAACTCAGCAGCCAGCTTGTTAAAGAAAATCCGAAGGATCTTCTGGTGGTAGAAGTCAGACAAGTTGATCAGTTCATTTTCCAGACTGGCAACCAGAGTGCTTGTTACAGCATAGCCGTCCTGTCCAGTTACGGCAGCAGCAAACTCAACTGTCATTATAGCAATCAGGTTTTCCCAGACTTTCTTAAATTTAATGTCTGCAATGTGGGACATCAGTTGAAGGGATGTGGCCTGCAGACCAGATGTTGTTGCATAGTTAGCCATGGTTTAATCTCCTTAGCTTATTTTGTGTCCAGAAAAACCAGACGATGCATGAACGTCAACCTGAGATGCACCAGCTTGTGAACGTATATACACATAGCATTCATCAGCAGCAGTTAGTGCAACAGTGGCTCCACCATTGAAAATCATGAAGGCATCTGTGTCAGCAGACAGTATAGAACCGGGATCGATGATACCGATTGTTATATTCTTGCTTGGGGTAACCAATACAACCAGCACGTAGTCAGCATCAACATCCACGTTGACCAAACGTACACCAACATTAAGCTGATATATTCCAGTATCCGGTGCTGTGAAGATGCCAGTAGCTACATTAAAGTTGGAGCCGTTGTCAAAGTCTTCAGTATCAAATACAATGGTTACATCGGTCGAGTGGGTGATATTCTCTTGGGCTGCATTCAGCTTTGCAGAGAAGTTAACATCTCCGGGTACTTCACTGGCAGATCCAGTTACGTTACCGGTTACGTTACCAAGTATATCAGTGGTAAGAACACCAGTGCCTGAGATGGGGGTCTTCTCCCAATTAGCATCAGCTATTGTATTAGCAAGGATACAGACGTATGCATAGGAAGCATCCCATGCAATCTGTCCCTTAGATCCAACGGTGCCATCAACACCGGCAACCTCTGTACCCAAGACGTTTGTTACTTCATCGTCCCAGTCAGTGTTGGCCCATGTGCACTCAATGGCTATGGCATTTCCAATAACACCTTTGACAAGTGCAATTACGATCTGGGTTGTGTTTGTGTTTACTCCACTTTCAACATCAGCATTCACAACTGTGCCGGTGGAATAGTTCGTGCCCTCTGTGGCACCAGCATCAATGGCAACCAGCATATTGTCCAGCAACGTGGCTTCATCACCACCATAAAGAATCTGGTCAACGATTGCAACAGCATTAGTCTCAGACAGTTCATCAACAACTGTGTAGACACGGGTGCCTATTGTTAATGTGGCAGCAGCCGAAGTCACACCAGCTACGGTACCATTTGCAAAGTCAGCACCTGTCCATGTCCAGCCTGCATCATCGGATTCTGTGACGGCAGCATTTTGCTCGTCTCCGGGGATCAGAACTTGAACCGTTAGGGTTGTGGCATCAGAGGCTGAGGCATAGGCAGTCGGGTGAGCCAGTGTACCAGCAAAGTAGTCAGACCCATCACCAGTACCGGAAGCATTAATAGCAGCAGCCAGATTGGCAATAGAGTTAGCAGCACTGGTTCCACGTAAGACATCGTATGCTTGGGCCGGGGTGGTCATAAATCTGTACACGGTGGTACCGATTGTAACTATCTTGGTGTCATCAATATCCGTGGTATCATTTGTCAGTACGGACACGGCATGGACAGCCGGTTGCATAGCACCAGAAGACGTTAGCTTGGCAGCAGCAGCAACGGCATTCACCGGGGTCATCGTGTCAAGGGTAAGGGTTCCAAGGGTTCCGTTTCCATTCACATTACCAGTTACGTTTCCCGTAACATCACCAGTCACGTCTCCGGTAAGATCACCGGTTACATCTCCGGTTACATCCCCGGTAAGATCTCCTGTCACGTCACCCGTGATATCACCAACGATCTCTTTTGTAGTTTCAGACGTATCGTCTTTTCCAACACCAACGATATTAAACATGGCTTCAAGAGCCTGTCTGATTTCTGTGTTGTTGACATTCATCAGAATGTCTATAAATTTTTCGGCCATGAGGACCTCTCTTTAAGTAGGAAAAGGGAAGTAGCCATGGAACACTACTTCCCTATTCAGGTTTGTTAGTTAGCAAAATTATCCGGGTGAGGCAGAGTCGGCCCAAGTAGCTGATAGAAGGTACCATCAGTATTCAGGTCAGCAGCAGCATCACCAAGGTTTCCAGCAGCAGAGGCATCATCGTTGTCCCACAGAATGAGTCCAACACCTACGTACAGGCTGGTATCAAACTTCGGGAACTTGACTTCAGAGTTGCCAGTTGTGGCTTGTACACCGGCCTGCCATGTGGATAGAACTCCACCGGCTGTTGCCAGCACAAGATAGTTCATCTCATAGCCATCGGCTACTTCAAGGTCAGCACCGTCACCGGTAAGCTGGTCAGTGATAACCAGAACGGTGTCAACGGGCAGTGATGGAATAAGAACACCATTCACCATAGCTACCTTTGTTCCGGTAGACTGGATGTCATTGTCATCACCATCATTGTAAAACGTGATTGCCTGAGTTTCGTGGTTGTTACAAGACAGATAACCAGCCAGTTCTTTCATAGCCCGTTTATCAAATCTCTTTCCCCATGTGCTCAGGTCGGCATATGTTCTGCCTTCAACTTTAGTTGTAACAGTCATATTGTATGTCTCCTATTAGTTAGCAAAGTTGTCGGGGTGAGGAAGAACCTGACCAAGCAGTTGATATGGTGTGTCCATAGCAGAGCCAATGTCAGTTGTTCCAAATGTCACGGTTGTGGCATCAATGCTGTGCAGGGCAATCGGAGCATACGTGCTGGCATCCCATTTAGGAATCTTAATGGCTGCAGCAATAGCAGCATCCAGAACCTGTGCACTGGCAGAAAGGACTTGAAGCAGGCCGGAAGAACGGGCAAGCATCATAATCCACTGGCTGTAAGTCGTTGCCAGAGTAACCCCTCTCATGTCACCAGTTACGATGGTACTGGCTGTGTCTGCATCAGACCAGTCAGCATTGGCTTCGGCTGTCAGGGCCGGGATGTAAACACCGTTAATCATAATCGGGTTTGTTCCTGTGGTGACCGGATCGTTGGTGGTATAAACACCAGCCTGTGTGACACCAAGGTTACGAGAACTCAGATACCCAGCAAGTTCCTTCATGGCTCTTTTATCGAACCTTTTACCCCAGACACTGAGGTCGGCATATGCTCTGCCTTCTACTTTAGTTGTTACGGTCATTTTAATAATTCCTTTTTCTCAAGAGATTTGTTGGCACGTTATTGTGCCTTAATCGTTACATGAGTAACGTTGAGCCCAGCCAAAGGTCTGAGGCTCTAATGAGTGCCCCTTAAGGCCCACTCACAATTTTCTGGGTAGTATCCCTTATCATGATCGATACGGGATATGGAAAAGCCATGGGGTTTCTCTCCCATGTCCTTTAAAAATCTTGTGAAGTCAGTCCATCGTTCACACACGGTAATGCCACGGGCACCATAGTTAGGATAACCAACATGCTTTGTGTATGTACACCGGGATACCATACCAGCCCAAGAGTGATAGGTTGGGCTTGGGCCGTTTTTTGTATTGTGCCCGTGCTTTAGGAATCGTTCTCTAACTTCATCTTTATGCAAACAGCCACACGATCTAACCTCTTTAGAACGAAGTAACTTGCCAGTTACAATGTGTGTGTTGCCACAACTACATTGACATAACCAACAAGCACGGGTGCCCTTATTAGCTGCACGTCCTAAAACTGTTAATCTGCTGTACGTGTTTCCTATTTCGTCTTTTAATATTCCCATGATCATTGTCTCCTGATCGTCCTAAATGAACAATAGAAAGCCGTAGGACATTACGGCTATTCGGGAGCTACCCTATCTATTGTTTGTCCATATTAATAATATATGATCCGTCTTTTCCCACCTTAGTTGGTATGTCAATTTGTTTTGGAGCATTGCCCGGAAGGGCTTGAGTGGCTGGATCGTTAGATCCGACCATAATGTTGAATGTGATTTGATCCCCGGTCTCATTCTTGGATTCTTCAACCCGGAGTTTGGGAAGAGCATATTCCATGATCTTGGCAAGCATCTGAAATTGCATTTTGTACTTGGATGCCTTGACCATTCTGGAACGTACTACTTTGTGGTAGAGCTCAACCATCTCTTTGATCACGTCGAAGTTGTGATCCTCTTTCAAGATTGTGATTAACCTCTTCTGTTCGTCTTTGAATTTCTTTACCCCCGTTGGCATGATTATGATCCTTTTTTGTCAGGATGCTGAGGACGGCCAGTTGTGTTGTCATCAAAGATATCCTGAAGCATTTTCTTTTTCTTTTCATTGGCTGTCGTTGCACGACCAGCAATTGCCGGATCGTCTACAGCACCCGGCTTGGTTTCTTTTTCAGACATTATTTTATCTCCGTTGCTAAGCCAAGGTCAAATGCCCCTTGGCCGTTAATGTAAACGTTCTTATCATTATAAAGGTAGTCGGTTACCTTCTCAGAGGCAATACTTCGTAGTAGGTCATACCCCCATTTTGTGTCAAGCTCAAGTGCCCAGCAGGCACTTTCGTGCAGGGTACTGCAGTCAACAGCACCATAGGCATTCACGTAGGCTGGTTTGTGAAACATGAGTTTAGAACCTTTATTAACAATTCGTTCATCACCAAGCAGCCACAGGAAGGCTCCAGCAGACAGAGCTCTTCCGGTGACCTCAGTTGTTACGTGTACTCCGTTGGCCTTTAGATCCTCAATGTGCATCATCATGCCCATCATCTCCACAACGTCACCACCCGGTGAGTTGATTATGATCTTAATCGACTCAAGATCTCCGGCAGAAAATGCACGTAGGTTGATCTCATCTTGGGCATTATGAATTTGCCCATGAATCATGAGTTCAACATGACGGCCATCATCAAATATAGCCGTGGTCTGTGCAGATGTTATCATCGGGTTTGCACACATATTGCCAATAAAGGCAAGTGCAAAAAATATGGGTAATAGTTTTTTCCACATGGTTAGATCCTTTTCTCCCAGTCAACAATATCGAAATGGACTCTGAATGTATTAAAGCAATTCTCACATTCAAGATCAGCATAGACCTGATCAAACCCCTGAAGTTCGATATCAATCTCGTTCAGGGGTCCACCACATTCCGGGCAGGTGCCGTTAGCTATCTGATTTAGTTTCGTCTTCGACATCTTCTTTTTCATCCTCAGAAAGGTCCGTAGCAATAGCACGAAGGTCATCGTTCTCTTCTTCAAGTGCTTCATTCTTTTCAGCCAGTTCTGTCAATTCGGCCCTAAGATCATCGGACTCAGATTCTCCTTCATTGCAGTCATCACAACAGATTGAAGGAAAAACGTTGATCATGATGTTGTGAACGACATTGGTAAGTTCAAGCAGAACCTTTTGAATTCGTTGGTCTGCCTGTCTCTCTCCCTGAATTTTCTCAATCTCTTCAAAGATGTGGTCCATAGTAATATCCCCTATATAATAAAATGTTTTCCCGGTCATTATCCGTTATCAGTTTGGAGCCTCCAGAAGGTAACGATCCCTCTTCTCCGGTTTACAAGACCGGTGCATCACCGTTAATGCTTTGAAGGCAAGTATGTAAATGAGGCTTTGTTTGATCCGGGCCTACGAGATCGGGCCATTTGCTGGCCCGGTTGGCAACCGGATATGAAGGATTTAAACCCCGTGGTTGAATCCACTTGGTTTCAGCCTCAACCAAATCCTTTGCTTGGTAGTAGGAGAAGGATTCGAACCTTCGATCTCTCGATTATCGGTCGAGTGCATTAGCCAGACTATGCTATCCTACTATGATAGCCGTCCCAAGAAAAATGCTCTTCTCTGTGGCAGTTGGCACACAGCAGATCACACTTGGCTATTTCCTTTAGCAACGTCTTCATAGACAAACATGATTTAAGATTAACGGTTTCCTTTTCAGTAGGATCTCTGTGATGAAACTCCAGTGCAGCAGGGCATTTGTTGTACCCACACTTCTTACATTTTCCACCACCCTCTTCAATGAGAAGAAGTTTAATTTTCTTTCGTCTCCGGGCAACGGCTTCAATAGCACAAGCCCTACATCTCCAATAACCATCTTTTCTTTTGGAGTGCTCAGTCATACCATGCATCTTGCATTTATGTAACATAATTTCCCCCTATGGAAGTACGTTAACTCTCCAGCTTGATTTTCCACCGATACGTACCCCTGAGTACATGGTATTGACAGTCTCCGTTGCAACTCCGTTTGCAATTAACAGCTTTTCAAACAGGTCATCTGCTGCCTTACGAGTGAAGACCCGGTTTCCATCCTGACCATCGTGGTATCGATATAGGTAGTCATGCACCATAGAGGGTGCCATGACATCAGGGTGGAACGGAGAATAGATCAGGGCCCAGAGGAACCGGGGTATAGAAGCACCGTCCCATCTAAAGCCTTTTGGTATCTTGACTCCATCTATATAAATAGACGTGTCAAGATTATATACGTTGTCGTGTGGAACCGGTGTGCATTGAATAAGCAACATCATTTCCCCTTTCGTTTTGGAAGCCCAGCCGTTACCAGTTACAATCACACATGTTTGGCAGTCGTGACCAGATTCGAACTGGCAACCTTCCGGCTGACAACCGGATGCTCTAACCGTTGAGCTACACAACTGTAGAAGTGGAGCCCCGTTATCACATAGACCGGAGAGTGGAAGTAGCATCAAGCCTGAACAGTCAGGGGTGCTTTCAACTTTATTCTCCGTCCGGTACCTTATCACGTTCTGCTGTTACAGATTAGGTGACAATAGGTCGGCTTATCTGAGATGGTGGGGCATATTTAATCGAAACAAAGAATTTCTAAAGTCGTACTTGACGTGCCCTTCACATAGAAGAGAACGTCAGCAGCCACGGCTGCTATATCGATGGCAAAGCCAGATGCCAGTGTGGCATACCGGGTGCCTGCAGAAAGATGTGACAGAAGAATATCTGCAGCATCTCTGGTTGTAACGAAGATGCTCTTGCACGATGAGTCTGCTGGCATTGTGCAGGCCACAAAGCCTGCTGCCGTGATCGACACTTCAATAATTTCTTTGATGCCAGAAACAGCATACACTATATTTCCTCTGGGGTCAACCGGGAGATTCTCTTGGACTTTCTGAACCATGATTAATTTCCTTTTAAAGTTTATTGTTGAGATGTTACCAAATCGTTATAGGATACATATCCAGAAGGGGCACCATGAACAAAGGCAGATGCTCCAAAGTTGATTGTCATACTATCGGGGTTGTCATATAGAGAAAGGCCCGGATACCATGGACCTGAGTCCATTCCCTGCCACTCTGGCTCTGTGTTGGTACCTGCTACAGGATCAGCACCATTAAGCCAAGTACCAAGATCATCACACATATACATCTTGCCATCATCAATGTCAAAGGCACATCCAACGGTTTCACCTGTAACATAATTCTCACCTGTGGACTGGGTGGAATAGCTACCATCTTGGTAGACACGTTTCACAGTATTTGTGGTGTACCACGATATCTGACCAGTTTCAAAACCAATGTGGGTAATCATGTCACCAGCATAGGTTTTATCACACAGACCAATACAGAAGCCCTGAGCCTGCTTGTACGTGGCAGTCATCTCAAAGTATCCCTTACCGGAAGAGATGCCGTGGGTGGCACGGATCATAGCACGGCCATTAGCACCCGTTTTTAAAATTGTAAGGTCACCGTTGCTGAGAGTAAGCTGTGCAGCCTTGTCCAATGGGTTGAGTGTTACCACAATAGGACTGCTGCCAGTAGCCCAGAATTCTTTGGTCATGGTTCCCATACCCGGCTTGAAGTTTGTCAGTCGTTTCATGGTATAGCCTCTAAAGTAGTTTGCCCTGCTGCCTTGACATGGTGCCTAAAGCAGCCACCGGCCAGATTTCTCACAGGGCTCATAGTTTATTTCGTATTAAAGTCGTTGCCTCATATATATATAATAAGCATTATTTTGGGTTTGTCAAGGGGTCTGTTTGGGACCCCTTTTATTGCTTATATATCCAGTGGGTTACGATGCCACGTCCTATGGCAGTTGGCACATAAGCAGATGCATTTCCTTAATTCGGGGTAGATCTTGGCTATTGTTGAAACCCCAAACGTCAACTGCCCCAGCAAATATTCCTTCTTGTCTGGATCAATATGGTGCAGATCCATTTGCTCAGGGCACCCGTGAAAACTCTGCCCACATTTATGGCAGTATTGTTTCTGCTTCCATGAGTGCCAGAAGAACCGTTTGAACTTCAACCCTATCCGGGTTACCTTAGGCAATGCTGCCCAATCCATGATTATATGATCTATGAGATTGTAATCAATCTTCATTATTCATTTCCCTTTTTTAGCACAGGCTTCAGTGTTCCCCCACATAAGGGGCACTTCGTTGCAGGTACCAGAATTCGGGCACCACATTTTTCACACTGTTTCATTTTGGATTAATCTCCATATTGCATAGTTAACCCACTGAACATGGTAGCTACCACATCGTGGGCATTCAGTTACTTCTGGTAATGATTCCCAGAACATCAGGCACTCCAGACATTTATAATTTGCTAACATAAAGTTTCCATCCCTTGTTCCGGCACATCTGCCGGATCGTGCCGGTCGTTCGTCCTACGAACCATCGTTGGAATATAGGTGCACATTCAATACATTTATTATCACGGATGATTAGACCACCCATGGCAAAGCCTGAATCCACGGCCCATAACTGGTCCGGTTCATTTTTCATACTCATAAAAATCTCCCTTACCGTGCCCCATCACGTTCACGTCACTCCCGAAGGCCTAACAGGCTCTGGTCGTTCCTCTTTGCAAGGCCAATTTAAACAGCAAATTAACCTTGCCCGTAAGGCAAACGGTGGGGCTGTTTACCTTCCGGCTCAAACTACGTTAGAGGCTGATGGGGCCCTATGATGTGAGTCCAAGTGGCACGAAGGTACAATACAGTATATCTTATTATACTTTAATAGCCTATATGCTAATATAGGCTTAATCTCTATATAATTCTTTAATAGGTTTGAGCTTCACCCTTTTGGGGCTCAGCTTATGAAGTTCCCGTTCCATCATCACGGTCTTGGTTGGCCCGTGCTGACAGTAAGCCACAAGCCTGCATCTACCACACTCCGGGCATATCTGCCCGGTCATACAATCACGTTCCTCACGGTACCCACATTGAAAGCAGATGAATGGCACGGTCATATTGGATTCCTTATCTGACCGGGATACAGCCCACTGCTGCCCCGGCCGGGTTGAAGTTCGTTCACTTTTTCACCATGTTCACGTTTCTTGAACATGAGGCATTGTAGTACGTCAGGTTGCATATCGGTTGACTTCGGACGAAGAGTAGGCTCAGACGGTGGATTACAGACCGTTGAGCCGGTATAGTGTTTGAAGCAGTACCGGCATTCGGTCTGTCCACATATCAGCATGATTCCAGTTCTCCATAGGTTATTTTGGTTTACGTCTGTTCCCCCGTTGACACAAGGGGTCCGTCTCCGTTGGCACGATCACCCCATACTCATCCATGAGCTCATCCTCAATCGACCTGATCCGGGTACGGTATTCGTGTATGATACCCCGGTAGTCCTTGATGATCTGCTTCAGCTTCTCCACTTTCAAACGTTTTTCAATTTCTTTAGCCATCTCTCTGATTAGCCTCTGTCTCTGATCCATTGCATCACCCTGTCCAGCCACGTCTCTTTAAACGGCTTTGGCATATCACGAAATTCACATGGCTCTTTCATCGGCTGGAACCTATCCCATCGACCAAGAGCAACAACACGTTCTGTCCGGTAGATCTCCACTCGTTTGGTTTTCATACCGGGATTTGCCATTCGATCAACCTGAAGCACCGGGACAAGCTCTACCCCTCTCAAACCTTCAAGCTGTTCATGGCCGATTTGCACAACGTGGCCCGAATTCATCCAAAGACTACTCCCCTGCCGATTCGGCCACACGATCATGTCTCCTTCTTTTATTACGTTCCCCAGAAAATCGTATACGTCCATAACATCCCCCTGTTTTAGTTTGTGAATTCCCAGTTGTCAAATGGGTGGTCATGATCAATTTGACCAACTGTGATTGACTGTGTTGCCACTTCCGGTAGATCCCAGCACCAAATGGTGTACCAACCGGAATCCATGTCACCCCGGACCACGATGTGGTCGTAACGGGCTTGTGCCCACTTTGTAAGGTCGAGCATCTGGGTAGAGTCCAATCGTTCAACGTAGAGGCTCTCAGATGCATTGAACGGGATTATGACCCCACCGTCCGGCACGTAGTTTAGTTCAAGCATTCGATCTTTAGCCATTTTAATATCTCCTTGCTTCCCATTTGGGCCACGTGTTGTCAAAGATCACATAACACTCTGAGCAGTGATCCTGTTTGTCAATGTCAAGGTCGAGCTCATATTCCCACCGGCAATTATCACAGTCCCTTTTCGTAGGTGTCACATCCGACTTCTCCGGTGTGCCAGCCAATTTCCGGCTCGATGTCCTGTTCGTCTTCCCGTTCCACCTGATCTCCTTGTAGTTCTGCCGGAACTCCGGTGTGGATGTCTTGTCCTGTCTCTTCGATATATGCTCTGACATAATCCCCCCATATTTCTGGATATTGTTGCATTAATTCAATGGCATCATCGGAGGCCATTCGGCACCCCTCTTTGATGTTGCCTGCCCACTCCTTCATGAACTTTGCCAGCACGTAAGCTCTGTCCCGTGGTGGTAGTTCGTCCCAGACGTAATCGTAGCAATAGACTGTTGTCATTATACTCTAATCCCCCGTTTTCTGAAGTAGTCCTTCGGTATGTCATCCGGGCCCCACAGGGTGACTTCCTTTACTAAATTTGCCGGTACGTTGTGAGTCGTGAGCTCTTCAGAGTCACGAACCAAAAACACACCGGGCCCGACTCCAATAATTATTCCACGTCTTTCTCCTTCGTATTGCCGTCTAATATATCGGCACGGTCTTTCAGTAACCTGAGTTTGCATAAAAATTCTGACCCCTTTCTTTTGTTGTCATACTCAATTCGTTTTTGTTTTTCACTCTTACCAGATCCCAGCTTTGCCATGATCGTAAGATAGATGAAGCAGCCGACCACGGCTGAGAACATCAGTATCAGCTTGAACAGGATATCCCAGTGTATCATCTAATACCTCTTTCCGTCACCGAACCACTTGTTGAATACTCCGGCCCAGAAGTCCCACAAAATCCAGAGACACGTAAATCCGAATGTAACAACAATGACCCCAACCAGAATCCCAAGTAGTCCACCAATGATTTGTTCTAACATATTATCCCCCCTCTTTGATATAATATTAATAAGCACTGATTTTGGGTTTGTCAAGGGGGTACCAAAATTGGTTCATTAAAGTGGCATATAACGGCTTTGTGGCTCATATCTGCCCAAATAATGACCGGGTTTTTGAACCCAGAATTTGGTGAAAAAATAATATGATAGGGGGAATCCTCACATAGAAATGACCGATAGAGATGTCCGGTAAAAGGGACAGCTTCATCGTCCCGTTGGGACTCATTTTGTCGGGCCGGTAGGCCCGGTTTTGGATATCTAACCCAGTTGTGTGTCTGCCTATGTGTGGTGGTGGGGTAGGATTCAAATCGAAGACCCCGGTGGGGGGAGGGGTCGATGGCCCCCCCGGTCCTCATGTTCAAGCTGGTGGTGATGAGGCTGGGCTGTAGGCCTGATAGTTGACATAATACTTCTTATCAGACCCTACACACATGGTGTACGTGTGTGATATCATTGGATATACGTGATATGGGCCATGATACACCCCATTATCACAGCTTACTTGAGACACAATGGGAGCACAGTCCAAGCACTCGTACATGCCCGGCATCATTGGGCTTGCACCATATTTTGTAGGTGTATTTACATCCGTATTATGGCCGTGTTCGTGTACAAAGGCA